GGTGAAGGCGGTTGGTGTGATTCTTGGTACACAAGTATACATCCAGAAAAGGGCACATTTACATTTAATGATATCATAAAGATATACGATGAAAATCCACACATTAAAGAAATGATGTTAACTGGAGGTGCACCGACTATGCATCCGGCTTTGGTAAACGAATTAACGCATTTTGCCTATGGAAGAAACATTCTTATCACGATTGAAACCGAAGGCTCCCATTTTGTTGCCACTGATTACCCTATTGGGTTGGTTAGTCTTAGTCCTAAGTTTAGTAACAGTGTTCCCGTTGTGGGTGTTGCTACGCCGCAAGGGACAATTACGGATGAGAAGATGGTTGCGCAACATAATAAATTTCGTCTCAATCATGAAGCAATCAAACAAATGATTGCATTTCATTCCGATTATCATTACAAACCGGTCTGGGATGGCACAGAAAAAAATTTACAAGAAATTGAAGAATTTAGAGTAGAGCTCGATATTCCAAAAGATAAGACCTTTATTATGCCAGCAGGAGATACCCGAGAAGAATTAATAAAAATGTATCCTGTGGTATTTGATATGTGTGCCGAAAAAGGTTATAACATGACCGGCAGAGACCATATCATTGCATTTGACACTAAACGAGGAGTATAATGAAAAAAGAAACACCAATTAAACGCTTTAAACGTAAAAGAAAGCATATTCCAATAATAACATGGAATTCAAATGTATATGAAACTATTAATATGCCTGATTATTTAGCAGATGATTTTATACGAGAATTTAATTTAATGTATGTTCCATCTACAATTGAATTTAAAACGTGGCTTGAAAAAAAAATAATAAAATGAATTGGACAACCACAACAACGTTTGGTAACGTTAAAATAATATACGAGATAAAATGAAAAAGATACTTTATTTTACGGCATCATGGTGCGGTCCATGTAAAGCATTAAGACCGCGAATAGAAAAATTATCTGCAGAGCTTCCTATACAGATCATCGATGTTGATGCAAATAAATCAACGTGTGATAAGTATGGAGTTAAAAGTGTTCCGTGTGTAATTATTACGATGAATGACTATGGAATTGGTCGCATTGTAGGCAATAACATTACGGAAGATGCAATTAGAAAAATGTTTAATTAAAAAAGGAATAAGTTATGAATTGGTTACCAACAGGAGATCAGGTTTTATTAAAGCTACAAGAAAAAACGGATAAAACGCAAAGCGGTATTATCATTATGACAGGCACGGACGATTATCGTTATGCAGATGTTGTCAAAACAGGCCCAGGTCTTTTTACTCAAACAGGAGATAGAATTCCAATGTCAGTTAAAGAAGGCAATGAAGTTATGATTCATTCCAATCAAATCGGAGATCATAAAGAAGTTTCAATTGCTGGAGAAAAATATCATTTGGTTAGAGAATCTGAAATTGCCTTAATCAAACAACAATGATAGAAATTTTAGGATGGATTAGTACAGCTTTGGTATTAGCTGGTTACATTTCAAATGCAAGAGGCTGGACAAAAGCCGCAATGATTACATGGATCATTGGAGATACTGGTTGGATTACTTATGATTTTTTCATTGACAATTACAGTCATCTAGTTTTAAGTTTAGTTATAATCGCAATCAATGTTTACGGAATTTATAGATTATGGAAAAAATCATAACACAACAACAAATACAACAACGCATCAAAGAATTAGCAGATGCAATTTCACAAGATCACAAAGAATCAGAAGCAATATTACCTCCAGTATTAATTTGCGTTCTTAACGGAGCAATACATTTCTTTTCAGATTTAAGTCGTGCAATGACTATCAATCATGAAGTTGATTTTGTAAGATTAAAATCATACGACAAACGAGACAATTCGGGGGGCGTATTGATTACTAAATCATTGGAATTAGATTTAAAAGGCAAGCGCGTTTACATTGTAGATGACATTTGCGATTCCGGAACAAGCATTATGGAAATGTTGTTCATAGTAAACAGTCATATTCCAGAAACAGCTAAGGTTGTTACTCTATTGAAAAGAAAAGGTGGAGTTGATTTAACTAACTATTGTGGATTTGAATTAGGAGATGAATATGTAGCTGGATATGGATTAGATGACGACTTGGGATTAAATCGTGAATTGCCAGATATATATTCAATTTAGGATACGGGTTAGATATTTATAATAAAGGAGTTGTTATGATTATCTATAAAACTACAAATTTGTTAAATGGAAATTTTTATATTGGTCAGGATTCAAAAAATGATCCAATGTATTTAGGTAGTGGTATATTATTGAATCGAGCTATAGAAAAACATGGTCGAGAAAATTTTAAGAAAGAAATTATTGAATCTTGTAATAATAAAATTCAATTAAATGATCGAGAAATATTTTGGATCGATAAGTTAAAACCTATATACAACATAGCTAAAGGTGGAAATGGAGGAGATACAATATCAAATCATCCAGATTATGATAATATAATTAAAAAGTTAAAACAACGACCTGTTCGACGTAAAACTGAATTAGAACGAGAAAAAACTCGAGGTGATAACAATCCAGCAAAGCGTCCAGAAGTTAGAAAAAAAATTAGCGAAGCAAAATTAGGTAAGCCTAGATTTGATCAATTGGGAGAATTAAATTCAGCTAAACGACCAGAAGTTAGAAAAAAAATTAGTGAAAAATTAAAAGGAATTCCTAAAATAAAAATAAAATGTCCACATTGTATACAAAACGGTCAACCGCCAAATATGTATCGTTGGCATTTTGATAATTGCAAATTTAAAAAATAAAAGGATTAATGTTTCAAGCAATAGGTTACGACAAAAAAACTGGCATCATGCACGTATGGGATGATGAATTGGGGCATCAAAAGTTCCCATTCAAACCATATGCATACTTGCCAGATGAAGCAGGGCAATTTCAATCATTAGACGGCGTTAAATTGTCTCGGGTTGATGGCAATTGGAAAGATAATTCAACTGCATATGAATCTGATTTAAATGAAGAAATGCGTACGCTTATCGACCTTTATTACGAAAGCGATTTAGTTTCGAAAGGGCATAGAGACTTTTTCTTTGATATCGAAGTAGAGCGGGACGAAGATGGGTATTCGACTCCTGAAGAAGCTCGTTCGCGAATAACGTCCATTGCATATTATGATAAAGCTGGGCGTACCATGCAAGTTTTGCTGTTAGATGAAGAAAGAAGAGTGAAACACGATTCATTTGCTACTAATAAATATCAGGTAGAAATATTTGATTCAGAAGCAAACATGTTAATGCGTTTTATCAATGCATTTGCAGAAATACAACCCACAGTAATTACAGGATGGAATACAGATAATTTTGATATTCCATATCTCATCAATCGCATCAAAAAAGTATTAGGTGCACAAGCAATCAAAAAATTATCTCCTGCAGGAATCGTTGAATGGAATAAAAATAGAGGTCGATATAAAATATTTGGCGTATCTAGTTTAGATTATTTGACATTGTATAAAAAGTTTACATATACTGAATTACCAAATTATCGATTAGACACGGTTGCTAAAAAAGAATTGGGTAGGGGTAAGGTTGAATATGAAGGAGATTTGGATCAATTGTTTGCAGATGACATTCACAAATTTGTAGAATATAACGTAACCGACGTTGATCTTATTTATGAAATGGATGACAAATTGCAATTAATTGCACTTGCAAGAACCATATGTCATAAAGGACACGTTCCATATGAAGATGTATATTATGCATCTAAATACTTGGATGGCGCTGCAATTGTAGATTTGAAACGCAATGGATTGGTTGCTCCTAACAAACAATTTAGATTTGTTGAAGAAGAAACAGAAGCAGATGCACTTGCTGGAGCATATGTAAAAGACCCAATACCAGGATTATACAAATGGATATATGACTTAGATTTAACGTCGCTTTATCCAAGCATCATTATGAGTCTAAATATTTCTCCAGAAACCAAATTGGGAGTAATTCAAAATTGGGACCAAGAATGCTTATTGAAATCAGACCCACAACAAATAACATTACAAAATGGTACTCATGTTCCACACGTTAAAGCATGGTTATCCGATAATAATTATACAGTTGCAAGTAATGGTACAGTTTACACAAATGACCGAAGAGGCTTCTTACCAACCATTCTAGAAAAATGGTTTAATGAACGTGTTGAATTTAAAGACAAACGAGATGAATACGAAGTAGGGTCAGAAGAATATAAATTTTATGATGCAATGCAGTTAACACAAAAAGTATTGCTCAATTCATTTTATGGAGTATTAGGACTTAAAACCTTTCGCTTTCACGATTTAGATAATGCAGGTGCAATTACAGCAACAGGACAAGCAGTAATCAAATTTTCAGCAAAGGTAATTAACAATCATTATGCAAAAGAAACAGGACAAGATCATTTTGTTAATGCAACCAATGGCAAAGCAGAATTTGCTTTTTATACAGATACAGATTCAACATTTGTATCTAGCTTGCCACTTATTGCAAAACGTTTTCCTGGATATGATGAATCAGACGAACAATTTATGATTGACCAGACCAATGCAATTGCATCAGAAGTACAAGCATTGGTAAATAAAATGTATGATCGGTATGCTGAAGTGTTTCACAATACCGCATCACATCGTTGGCAAATTAAACAAGAATATGTTGCCAAATCTGGTTTATGGATTGCAAAGAAACGTTATGCACAATGGGTAATTTTTAAAGAAGGCAAACCTACGGATAAATTAGATATCAAAGGATTGGATGTTGTTAGATCATCATTTCCAGAAGATTTCAAAAAAATCATGAAAGAAACATTGTGGCACATTCTTAAAGAACGAGATAAGACTGCTACAACGGATATGATTCATGAATTTAAAAACAACCTCAAGAAATCACCAGTACTCAATGTAATGAAGAATTCAGGTGTCAAGGAAATATCAAAATTCATAAAAGGTCGCAAACCATTTACGGGATATATGTCAGGAACTCCGGCACATGTTAAGTCAGCAATCAATTTCAATGATTTATTGACAATGCACAAAATTCGAGACATTCAACCCATTCAAAACGGAGAAAAGGTAAAATGGGCATACTTATCAGATAACCCATATGGATTTGATACATTGGCATTGCGAGGATATCAAGATCCAAAAGAAATTGAAGAATTTGTTACCCAATATATAGATCGAAATAAAATATTTGAAAAGGAATTGAAAAATAAATTAGATGATTTTTATGCAGCAATGAATTGGGGAGCGTTTCCAGAAAATAATTCAGTGGCAAAGTTCTTTTCATTTGGAAAATAAGAATAAATTTATTATAATAAAGTATGATTGGTTATAGGACACATTGGTATGGTAAAGAAGTTGAAGGACGATTTACCGATATCGAAACGCTATTCATTGCAGATATGAAAGCAACATATGAAAAATTGACTCCTTGCGCGCACATTTATATTTGTTCGCCTGCAACACAGCAATTAGTTGATCGTAAAGCGTGGAGTTCAATATTTGATATGATAACGGATACTACATTTGTTACCATAGAAGTTACTCCGGGTATGTTAAAACATATTCCACCGATGATTAGAATTCGAGCACACGTTTTATTGATGTTGGATTGTGAAGATGCGGCATTGTTAAAGAAAACAGATAGCATCAAAGTTGTATATGCAGATTATTCTTTGTATTGTACAACCGTGCACAATATGCAACATGTTACTCCAGATGACTATAAATTTGATAGACAATGAAGATAGGACTTATTGCTGGTAGCTTCGATGTATTGCATCCAGGCTACATTGAAATGTTTGAACAAATGGAAGACGAATGTGATCAGGTATGGGTATTGCTTCAAACCGATCC